GTAGATCTAGAAGTTTATCAGTAGCGTCTGCTACCTGCTTCATGGCGTTCACAGCGACTTCATACGCTCTAGGGTGCCCTGACTCCTGAGCAACCTCTAACGCCCCGTCTAGCGCCTCTCTGCCCTTGTCTATGAGCGAGTATAAAGACCCTCTGGTATATTCGTAATCTTTTGTCTGGTCGTCTTTATCTGATGTTGGTGGTACTGGTTTGGATGGTTCGATAGCAGTAGATTCAATTTCAATGTCAAATAGATCTTCCATATTATCCTCAAGTTTGCTCATAGTAGTTCAATGCCTTCATTAAATCCAAAGTCGTCTGTACTGATAATTAGTTCATCATCAGCAGTTGTGATCTGCCCATCACCGTTCTTATCTTCCAATGCTTTAGGAGAGTAACTATAAGCAGCAGTTCTTTTGCTAGCAGCAAGATCTCCCATTGATTCGTAGATAATAGCTTTACGAATAATTCCTGTATTAGTATAAGGACCATAGATGTAAGACTTAGCAGTGAAGTTTAACGTCCATACAATGCTTCTACGATCTAAGAAACTATCATCCCAGTCATCTTCATAATTGATATTGTTCAATACAATAGCAATATCTTTTCTCTCGTCCATGTCTGTAACCATGTTGAGAGTAATATTAAAATTTGGCTGAAAGAACGGTAGAATTTGTTCAAGAATTTGTAGTCCATCATCTTGAGATTTACCAATAATTCCTAATTCAAATGACATATCATAAGGAACTGGAACATATTGTGTCTTAACTTCTGTGCCGTCTTCAGCAATAGTTGTTCTGTATTTTTGTACAGGACTTGTTTTACGAGCACCATCGTATGTAATGGCAGTCATCTCAAAGTAAAGACGTGGTATTGTGATAGCAACTTTGTTAGATACATCGGGATTTTGCTCCAAACGTGTCAGAAATTTTTGCTTAGGACCATACGCAAGAGGAACTTTTTCGACCTCCAGTACAGCACCTGTACTTGGATCTACTTTTTTAAGTTCAATGTTATTGAATAAAGTACCAAAACCAACTACCGTTTTACGTATAGCTTCGTTATAGAAATGTTGACCAAGCATTAGAATGAATCCATAAAGTTGCCATACTCACCGAAGGGATTAACTTCCCCCCAATCGATAAGGTTATCAGCCTCATCTTCGATTTCGGAGTTTTGATCGTAGGCGCTGTTGGTATTATTTAGAGTGTTAAACGACTCGGGACTCCAAGTAGCACCTGAGGTTAGACCAGTAACTAGTTCAGCAGTTGTAAAGGTTCCTGTTCTGTTGATGACTTCGAGAGCTCTGGTGGCGCTATCCCAGGACTTGACATCCGCTCTATTGTCCTTAGGTGAGTAGTCAATAGTAACACTAGGAGCAGATGTGTACCCGCTACCGCCATTAGTGATAACGACGCCAGTAATAAGACCACTTGCGTTAACCGTTGCAGTACCCGTAGCATCATTTCCTCCTCCTCCAGAGAATGTAACAGATGGTGGTAGTGATTGGTTGTAGTACAAACCAGTGTCTGTCATTACTACACCATCTACAGCATCACCACTAATAGTTGATGTTGCCTTAGCAAGGAACTCGTCACCTACAATTTCTTCTCCTACAACAAAGTCTCCTGTACCACCAGGATCCATAAACAGTTTAATGGAACTAGACTGGGTTGTTTCGATTACATCAATTTCAGCAATACCTGTCTCAATGCTATCACTGCCAATTTCATAGATCTCAGCAGTCATTGTATAGAACTGAAGTTTGCCCATCTGATAGAAAGGTTGTTCTCTTTCTACAAATTTGATCTCATACAAATCTTTTGTCAATGGGAAGTAAAGAAGATCTCCTTCATTAGGTCTTCCATCAACAGTTAATGTTGGATTATGCTCAGTTACTTCTTCATCCCAACGTCTTGTAGAGACTCGAAACTTTACTTCATCTGTAATACGCAGACCGAACTTACTGATAAATTCAGATGTTTCTCCGAAACCTGTTACGTTCTCTAGAAGCATTTCAATCTGAAATTGTTCCTGATACTTTGAATAGATGATGTCATCTAAAGTATTATCTTTCAGGATTGTTCTAGGTAGGTAATAGATATCCGATCCGAACAGTTGAATCTGCTCGTCAACGAGATCCTGTACGAGATTTTGCTCGCCAGAAAAACCGCTATAGTAAGTGGGAAAGTAAGGACTAGTAGGCATCTTATCCGATCATATCCATTGGTGGAAGGGAATACTTGGACAGCATTTCTGACTCAAGTGCTTGAACTTCTCTGTTACCATCATCCCAGATCTGGCGACCATTAAGAGTGATGCCACCAGGAAGTTGAACATTGTTGAATTTGATGAGGTTTGCTCCCCACTGTCTTTTCATTAAAGCAGTGGTGTACCTCTTGAGGAAGGAATCATTATATACTTGGGTAAATGTTTCTGGATCTATAGCACCCCAACAATCAATTAGTAACCAGTTCCCTTCCTTGAGTCTATTGACATCAATATCAATATACAGTCTGTCTTGTCTCTTTGAAAATCTATATTGAACAAAAGCACCAGTATTGATAACTTGATCTAAAGTTTCAAAATACTGTTTTGTCATATAGAAATTAGTAAGATCAAAGTTCCCCATTTTAAATCCATTGGAAAAGGAGAACATGTCCATCAAGAAATATTGGTTTGTCATACCAAACAAACTATTTCTGACAAAGTTTGAGGACACACCAAATACTTTACTAATACCCATTACATGATCTGGGACTTCTAGAAAGTTTTTTCTATGTTCCCATCCAGTAGCATCAGGATTTACAGTTGAGGTAACTTCATTCTGTGTAGTAAATCTAGTGATGTCTGTGTCAGTAATGTTATGCTTGAGATACATTTGCTCAAGCCCATCAAAATGATGCTCATGATAAAACTGGATAGCATCATCTACGATGTCGCTCGTCTGCTCATCGGCAATGTTGATTTGTAGTACAGGCGCGCCCAACTGACGTTTACAGTAATCAATTAGTTCCTGCCTAGTGCTCGGCGCTGCCATGTATCTTACACAAAGTCCTCGATACTATTTAGTCTCTTCTATCGTAGGCATATTCCAAGTAATGCCCGTCTGCCCTAACATAATGTAAAAACAATTGATGGAAGTATGATTTCTTATTACCAACCATCTTGTTTCTCCAATGAGGTATCTCTATTCCTCGGTAAATTACAACGTCTCCTGGTTTGGTAAAACACTCTATTGGTTCATCTAAGTCAAACCAAAGACCCCAATCATAATTTAAATTTGTACTAATATTTAAAGACACACTAATTTCACATGCCTCTCTATCGACATGCTTATCCATTTGACTTCCTGTAAAATAAAATCTGTCGAAGTAGTATGTTGGATATAATTTTTCTTGTAGTAAGTATTCTACTTGGTTTTTACATTCATAATGTAATTTTTTAAATTTAGATTCGTTATATCTAGAGAAAGCTTTGCCACTAATAATCCCACACTTTTCATTCTCAAATGAAGTAGGGGGGTTCTCTACATAGTCAGAAACATCTATGAACCCACTACAATCAATTACAGTCCAATCTTTTGTTATTTCCATCTAGGACCTTCTACCCAACCAACAATAGATTTTCGGCATCCCGAATTAACTTTCTTTACTCGATGCCTTATTCTGCTATCAAAGACTACAATAGTACCTATAGATTTTGGAGCAAAAAATAATTGATTTCCTTCATCTAGAAATTGAAGTTCACCACCAGAATAATTTTCTGGGTCTGATAATTGTAATGTAAATGACAATTTCCTCAGTGGGTCTTGATTTTTAATAGTGTCTATGTGCCAGTTATAATATTCTCCAGGAGAATATGTAGTGTATTGTAGAACTCCTTTACCAAAACCAGCTATATCATATTTAAAGTTATCTCTATTAGCTTGTAAAATATAATGATAACAAAACCCAGATATCCAATGATTACTATCTATCCACGAAACTTTACTATTACGTAAATCTAAATTAGTCTGATTATTTTTTAATGTTGCCGTTGAGGTTTCTAGATACTGGGATTCTTCTAAAAAAGCATTGATAACAGATAGTGGTAAATTAGTTTTATACCACACTGATTCGTATGTCATTTTAAAAATCCATTGAATGTAATTCTATCACACTTCCAATCAGTATTGAAGTATGGTGTGTGCCAAATGTTGCCTTCATAAAGAACGAGCGTATTATATTCGTGTAGTTCTTTGTGATATGTAACCCACCCTTTTCTATCAAAAGTAGATGGGTCTAGCGAAACCATATCTTGATCTTGATTTCTTACCCTATCATGCCGATAGTTCATATCAGAACAGGAGTGTTCCATATTAGTTTCAATATGTCTACAGAATGCTGTACTACTTTCTGTACTTTTTAATTCTTCGTTTGTGTTCAGTGATAAAACACAAGCATAATGCATCCAATCAATATGTGGGTACATACTAGTAGTTCTACACAGTTCTCCTGGTTTGTATTTTTGAATAGTAAATATACAATTTTTTGGATTGTGTAAAATTAATCTAGAAGCACCCATCTTCTCATGTAAAATTTCCTTGAATGGACTAAGGAACATCATATCCACATTACCTATCCTAGAAATATATCCTGGAGTGGAAGATTTTTCTCCCATTATGGTACTCTTCAATTCTGCTTGCAAAGAAATTTCTCTAACCTCATCAGGATTAGAGAAGAAATTTTTAATCTTTAGCAATCTATTTTTA